CGGATCAGTCGCTTCTGCCTTTGGGTGGAACAAACCTACCAATTTGGACAAGAATTGTCCGTATTCCAATATAACAGCAAAGGGATACACACATGCTGATGGTATTGATTTATCGACGAAGCTTGGAGCCATGCCAGATAATGGTTTGACCTATGAGTCTGGCATGTTTTCGACTGACGTTGATGAAATGGACATCAAGTATGTTGCTAGTAAGTCTTGCATTTTTCGTCATCAAATTCAGTGGACAATCAATGATTCTGCAGGTGATACTCTTCACTTTAACACAGTTTCTCCTGGAATGTGCGAAGGAACTGCCTCAACTTTACAAACAACTACCCTCGCGTATCTGGCTTCAATGTTTAGATATTGGCGAGGAGGATTAAATTATCGGCTTGCAGTGGCAAAGACAGCTTTTCACACTGGACGTTTACGTATTACTTACCATCCTGGCGTATATGGCGTAACACCTCTGTCAATCAGTGAGAATGCTTATAATTGGATTCTTGATCTTTCTGTTTCATCAGAATTGGAGTTCAAGATTCCATATGTTGCCAACGTACCATGGAAAGAAACTCTTCTTGATAGTCCATTGGAAGCCGTGTGGAAAAAGGAACGATTCAGCACTGGCTTGCTTACCATTCAGGTTCTTACTCCTCTTCGTAGAGCCTCTGACAGTGTGGCAAATAATTGTCCCTTTAACATGTGGATTTCTGGTGCCGATGATATATCCTTCGCTATTCCTGATTTTGGAGGTTACTATGTCCTCAAAGAACCAACTTCTCAACAGGATATAGTCGAGGACGACGAACCACTTCGAGCTCAAGTTTTCAATTTGACAACATCTGGAATTGAGCATAATGAGCAGGTGGAAGGTGATGTCCAAGGTGTATTTCCAATATCAACAATGACTCACACCACTGCTGAAGAACTCACCATGGGAGAGAAAATTTCGAACTTGAGACAGTTGTGTAAGCGTTTTGCACCTACAACTGTTGGGTATCCTTACCCTTATCAAGCGGAAAACGATGATGATGTGTGGGCCTTTCCTGGACCTATACCGTTGAATCAAGACTTGTACTTGTTCAATCAAATCACCATCGATCCTGCCTTCTTTGGTCGATACACCACTTCCGTTATTCAAGAACAATACGTTCAATTGCCGACTTCTCGACAAGAAAATGGTACTTTTGTCCCGGAAGCATGTCGAGCCTTGCGATGGTTCTGGACATCAAATCCTTTGCATCGTATTTCCTATTTGTATAGGTTCTATCGAGGAGGCAAAAGATATAAGGTCGTGAATCCAACAACAAACGATCTGGCATATGGTACCGTTGGTCTAAAGGCGGCTGAAACTCAGACCGGAGTTCCAAGTTTGTATACACAATCGGAAGATTATACACAAATAATGGGCAAAAGACCAAATGACCCAATATTTTGTATTCGTGATTGGATAATCAAGGAAAATGGGAAAGTGGAAAAGCCTTTACTCGATACGTTCGGTGGACTTGACCAAAATCCAATTTTTGAACATCTTGTGTATCCAGACCTTAATGGAGTGTTGGAATTTGAAGTTCCATACTATGGGCAAACTCCCATTTCAGTAGTTGGAGAGGGCATATTGAGTTCCGTTGATGGTCCTCTTGTGAGAAGGGCATTAGTACATCTTCGCCGATCTAATGCACCTCGAGGTATGGATAAGCCGCTCTACGCATTCCTCTCAGACCGTTCCTCTGTTTCCAGTATACCAGCTATGAACGGTCCTGATCACAACAAACGATCCGGAGGTCAAAGACCTTGTTTTGGCGGATTCACCCTTTACGAAGCAGCTGCTGATGACTTCTCCTTCGGATATTTAGTTGGGGCTCCCATGCTCGAGAGAACCAACAATCCTACTTAAATTTCAAGCTAACTTAATCTACACAGGTGAAAGTTGGCTTTCACTTTCTCTCTAACCAAGAGAACAACCCTTTGGGTGGTCGCTCTGTACCGCAACTACAGAGTCCTGACCGTATTGTCTAGTACAAATGAACCACCTACCGGGTGGATTAGTTTCCTAGACGCTTTGCGGTCGGGTTCAACCCGTCGATAATGATTTGTGAAACTTTAATTGGTCGTAATAAAAGCATAGTGTTGATTTAATGTAAATCTTCTTCTCCTATTTTTATTTGTTGTACTAGACACTATCCCCTAGTGAACTTTGTTCTGCTTTACAGCTAAACATTAGGG